ACTATCTGGAGGTGTGAGGATGCCGAAGCGGAGTGAGAAGCGCGACACCGCCAAGGCTGCATACATCGCCCGCAAGGCGGCGGGCGAGGAAGTAAGCCTGCGGGAGCTGGCGCAGGAGCAGGGTGTGAGCTATCAAACCCTGCGGAATTGGAAAGCGGCGGACAGGTGGGATGAAGCTCTGCCGAAGAAGCGGCGGGGCGGTCAACCGGGAAACCGCAACAGCGCGGGAAAGAAAAACGCTGCCGGAAGCCATGCGGGCGCACCGACGGGAAATAAGAACGCAGAAAAGGACGGAGCATACAGCACCGTCTTTTTTGATATGCTCTCGGACGCGGAGCGGGAGATCGTACAGCAAACGCCGCTGGGAAGCCGCGCCGCGCTGGAACATGAAATGCAAATCCTGAAATTTCGGGAACACAAGATACTTGCCAAAATCGCGGAGTATGAGGCGGCCCCGGAGGACAGCCTGTACATCAACAGTCTGATGGACATGAGAGTGCCGGGTGGGCGCGGCAAGGACAAGCGGGACGGTGCCTTGCAGAGCATGGGAATGTACAGCAAGGACAGCGCGTTCAGCCGTGTGCTGAAATTGCAGGAGGCGCTATACAAGGTGCAGGGCCGCATCGCCAAGATCGCGGACAGCCTGCGGGCGCTGGAGGAGAGCGAAAAGCGCATGACGCTGGAGCGGGAAAAGCTGGAGCTGCTGCGCATGAGGGCCACTGGAACGGTGGACGTGCCTGACATCGACGGCGGCGAGGAAATTGACGAGGAGGACATGACATGAAGAAGCTGGACAATGTTTACACCTATCACGCCCCGAAAGACGATCAGACGGAGCGCTACGGGGAAATCCGGGCAAAGGCGCGGGAGCTGGCGGAGTTGATCGAGGCTTGCTGCCCGGACAGCCGGGAAAAGAGCCTTGCCAACACAAAACTGGAGGAAGCGGTTATGTGGGCCAACGCCTCCATCGCACGGAATGAGTAAAGCTAATGAAGCTGTACACAAGCAAAGTAGTGGCACAGTGGTTATGCCTGACGGAGCGGCGGGTACGCCAGCTTCGGGACGAGGGCGTGATCGTGGAGGCCAGACCGGGGCTTTATGAGTTACAGCCGACGGTGGCGCGGTACATCACCTACATCGGCGGCGCGGGCAAGGAGACGCTGACCAACGAGCGCATGATGCTGACGCGGGCCAAGCGCGAGGCGGCGGAAATGGAAAACGACCTGCGGCGGGGCGAGGTACACCGCACAGCGGACATCGAGCGGGGCATCCAGTCTATGTTCCTAAACATCCGCAGCCGCTTTCTGGCGCTGCCAGCCAAGCTCTCCCCCACCCTGTCCACCATGGGCGGAAATCAGACGGGTATCTTCGACGAGCTGAAAGGGGCCATCGAGGAAATTCTGGAGGAAATGAGCGATTACCGGGTAGCCTTTGCGGCGGAGGACGGTGAGGACGATGGAGAAGCAGAAAAAGAAACACCCGTGTAGCGGGTGCGTGTGGCGGGTGCATACCAGCGAGGACAAGGTGCTGTGTATGTTCCCCCGCTGCGTGAAAAAAGAATATGAGCGCTACTGGCCGCAGGGGAAGCAGAGCAATGAAGAAGCGAAAGCTCATTGATCTGCCGAAGCCGACGCTGGAGCTGCTGGCGCGGTGCGCGGCGGCGTTGAAACCACCCCCGGCCATGACGCTTTCAGAGTGGGCAGACCGATACCGGGTGCTGTCGGCGGAGAGCAGCGCGGAGCCGGGCCGCTGGCACACGGACAAGGCCCCGTATCAGCGGGAGATCATGGACGCAATCGGCGACCCGCACATCCGCAAGGTGGTGATCATGAGCGCGGCGCAGATCGGCAAGACCGACGCTTTTATCCTGAACCCGCTGGGCTACTACATGGACTACGCCCCGGCCCCCATTCTCGTGATGCAGCCGACGTTGGACATGGGGCAGACCTTTTCCAAAGACCGGCTCGCGCCCATGATACGGGACACGCCGGAGCTGCGGGACAAGATCGACGTGAAAAGCCGCTATTCCGGCAACACCATCATGAAGAAGAATTTCCCCGGCGGCCACATCACCATCGTGGGCGCGAACAGCGCGACCGGCCTTGCCAGCCGTCCTATCAAGGTGCTGCTGGCAGACGAGGTTGACCGCTACCCGGCAAGCGCCGGAACGGAGGGCGACCCGCTTTCCTTGGCCCAGAAGCGACAGACAACCTTTTGGGACAAAAAGACGGTGATCGTATCCACGCCGGTCATTAAGGGCCAGAGCCGTATCGAGACGGAGTTCAACCAGTCCACGCGGGAGGAATGGAATGTGCCATGCCCGGAGTGCGGGCATTACCAGCCGTTCGTGTGGGCCAACGTGGTATTTGACAAGGACGACCCACAGGGCGAAGTGCTGTACAAGTGCGAGCGCTGCGGCGTGGTGAACGGAGAATACCAGTGGAAGCAGGCCAGCAAGCGCGGGCGCTTTGTACCGGAGAACCCCGGCGCGGAGGCACGGGGCTTTCACCTGAACACGCTGGCCTCTACGTTCTGCTCATGGAAAGAGATCGTGCAGAAGTTCCTTGTGGCAAAGGAACAGCTCGATCAGGGAAACCCGGAGGGCATGAAAGTATGGGTGAACACGGAGCTGGGCGAAACGTGGGAGGAACAGGGCGAGCAGGTGGAGGATGCCGCGCTGCTGAACCGGCGGGAGCTGTACGACGCAGACGTACCGGAGGGAGTGCTGGTGCTGACAGCCGGTGTAGACGTGCAGGACGACCGCTTCGAGGTGGAGGTGGTCGGCTGGGGCATTGGCAAGGAGAGCTGGGGTATCCGCTATCAGAAGATATACGGCGATATGCTGAAAGAGCAGGTATGGCAAGACCTCGACAATTTCCTGTTGGGGGGCTTCAAGAAAAAAGACGGGACGGCGCTGCACATCATGAGCGCCTGCATCGACACCGGCGGTCACCACACCGATCAGGTATACCGCTTCACGGCGGAACGGTGGGAGCGAAAGATATGGTCGATCAAGGGCAAGGGCGGTGCGGACGTGCCGTATATCCGAAATCCCACCACCAACAACCGCGTGAAAACGCCGCTGTTTATCATCGGCGTGGACGCGGGAAAGGCCCTGCTGTATCAACGACTGCGGCACGAGACCAAGGGGCCGAACTACTGCCACTTTCCGCTCAATGAGGAAGCGGGCTATGACGAGCAATATTTTATCGGCCTGACAGCCGAGAAAATGGTGGTGCGCTGGCGCAAGGGAAGAAGCGTTGTGGCGTGGGAGCTGAAAGACAGCAAGCACAAGCGCAACGAGCCACTTGACCTGCGCAACTACGCTACGGCGGCGCTGGAGATCGCAAATCCCATTTTGCAGGAGGGCGAGATCGCAAAGCCGATCAGAAAACGTCCGGCAGGCCGCCGGAGGCGAGGAGGGATTTAATTGGCAGTCTTTACGAAAGAAATCTGTCAAAAGAAGCTGAACACATGGCTGGCGGCGGAGGAGGCCATCGCCACCGGACAGAGCTATCAGATCGGCAGCCGTATGCTGACGCGAGCGGACTTGAAGCAGGTGCGCGAGGAAATGGAATATTGGGCCGGAAAGCTGGCCGAGGCAGAGGCGGAGGATAAGCACGGCGGACGAAACCGCGCCTATCGTGCCGTGGCCCGCGACGTCTGAGGAGGGAGCGCATGATGAAACCGAACATCCTTGACCGGGCGATCATGGCCGTGGCTCCCATCCACGCGGCAAAGCGGACGGCGGCGAGAGCCGCGCTGAGCGTGATCAACAGCGGGTATGGCAACTACGGAGCCAACCTGACGAAAAAGAGCATGAGGGGCTGGATGTACCACGGCGGCAGCGCCAAGGAGGACATCGAGGACAACATCGACGTTCTACGACAGCGGAGCCGGGACGCTTACATGGGCATCCCGACAGCCACGGCAGCGCTGAAAACCATGCGGACGAACGTAGTGGCAGGCGGATTGATGCCTGCGCCGCAGCTCGACAGCGACTATCTGGGACTGGACGAGGCGGCGGCGGAGAAGCTGCAAGCGCAGATCGTGCGGGAGTTCGCCCTGTGGGCGGACACGCCGGTATGCGACGCGGAGCGAATGGACAACTTCTATCAGCTCCAGCAGCTTGCCTTTTTGAGTTACCTGATGAACGGAGACACCATCGCCCTGCTGCCCATGAAACATCAGGCCGGGCAACCGTATGACCTGCGTGTGCGGCTGATCGAGGCAGACCGGGTATGCAGCCCGGACGGCTTTGACCGGCTGATGCCCTGTACCGTGCAGGGCTATGAGGTAGAAAGCATCGTGCAGGGCGTGGAGACAGACGCGGACGGTATGGTGACGGCATACTGGATATGCAACCGGCACCCGCTGGGAAGCAACAGCGCCGTGGACGCGGCGGGGCTGACGTGGCAGAGAGTGGAAGCCTACGGCGATACAACCGGGCGGCGGAACGTGCTGCACATCATGAGCCGGGAGCGCATCGGCCAGCGGCGGGGCGTTCCCCTGCTGGCTCCTGTGCTGGAGAGCCTGAAACAGCTTGGACGCTACACGGACGCGGAGATCACGGCGGCGGTGATCAGCGCCATGTTCACGGTGTTTGTGAAATCGCAAAACCCGTCGGACGGCAGACCGTTCGGAGAAATGATACCGGCGGAGGAGCTGATCGACAGCGCCGACCAAAGCAGCATCGAACTGGGGCCGGGGGCCATTATCGACCTGAACCCCGGCGAGGAGGTGCAGTTTGCAGACCCGAAGCACCCGAACACCGGGTACGACGAGTTTACCAACGCCACCATCCGCCTGATCGGCGCGGGGCTGGAGATACCGCCGGAGGTGATGATGAAGCAGTTCACCACCAGCTATTCGGCAGCTCGCGGCGCACTCAACGAGTTCTGGCGCACCTGTAGTATGCAGCGGGACTGGTTTACAGACGATTTCTGCCAGCCGGTCTATGAGGAATGGTTTGCCGAGGCGGTCGCCCGTGGGCGTATCCACGCGCCGGGCTTTTTCACCGACCCGGCGCGGCGCAAGGCGTACACGGCCTGCGCGTGGAACGGCCCGGCACGGACGAACCTGAACCCCGTGCAGGAGGTGGATGCCGCCATCAAGCGGGTGGAGGCAGGTTTCAGCACGG